CGCACCACCTGAACCCGCCGGTTATGCGCCGGGCAGTTCTCGCATCGCTGCTTGCTCACTCGGGGTTTCATGGCATTGTCCAGAAGTGGAGCGCTGTAATCACAATGCCAGTCCACAGCGCCCCAACACCCAGGGTTTCGGCTACGGACAGGCGCATGAAATCGCAGATGATTCCCAATGGGATACAACCTACTACGGCCAGCAACGTAAGGATTGCCGTCTTGGCACCGACTCCCGCGGGCCGTTGCGGTTGACCGCTCCAAGTTTCAGGCATTCTCCAGTACCTCGCCTCAAGCCTACCACGAAACGCGACTCAGCGAAACGTATCCAGGAACCGCTGCCACCACGACCGCTTCGCCGCGGCCGGCACAGGGATGTCCAGATGAATCCCTTGCTCGACGGTCCTTGGTGCCACGCCGAATGGGTACGCCGTCCTTGGCACAGGGTTCAAAGTAGCCGGACGCTCCACAATTGGCCCTGACACAGCCGGCGTATCCCTCAGTTGCCGCCCAGGGCTCGGTTGTGCTGGCCGTGATGCCAGTGGATTCGAGCCAAGCGCTTTCTTTCTCTTCGACTTCGGAATTGCCTTCTTCATAAAACCTCTAGTCTGTTACAGCACGAAAAGCGTGCCCATCGTCCGCTGTGCCCACTCTACATCATCGGCGTCCGTTTTCTGGATATTGTGCTGGCGGCACAGAATTTGAAGATTGTCCGGCCAGTTTGATCCCTGATTGCATAAGGCGACGATGTGATCCACGTGGAACTTATTGTCCCCACGCCCCGAGATAGGATAGGTGCATTCGGGAACTGCGCACTTGTGCTGCTGTCGTTCCCAGATGGCGCGCACGTCGGCTTCAGTGTGCGATCCCGGTGCCGCCAACTCCCTTGCCCTACGATTACGGGAGTAAACACCTTGAGCGTCCGGGTGAGCCTTGAGCCAAGCAATCCTCGCTGCGCGGGCTTCTTCGGGATGCTCTCGGTAGTACTCCCGGCTACGCACCCGATTTTCTTCCCGATGGTTATCAAGCCATCTAGCGCAACGTTCCAAAGCCTCGTTTCTGTGGGCTTTCCTGTAAACTCGGCTCTCTTCTTCATGCGCGTCAGCGTACTTGCGCTTGGATGCGTTGACCTGTTCTGGATGCTTGGCTTGCCATGCCCGGACCCTGGCGTAGATTTCTTTTGAGTGCGCTTTTCTGTAGGCCCGCTTCTGCTCGGCGTGAGATTCATCGTACTTGGCATGGCTGGCCCGAATGCGATCAGGGTGCGCTTCTCGATACTTGCGGCTGGCCGCCCGATGAGACTCAGACCTTTCTGTCTCGCGTGCGGAATCTTCGCTATAATCGGATTGCATCTTCGAGCGCCTCACGCTCGGAACTGCCGAGGCCCTGCACCACCTGAAATGGTGCGGGGCTTCACCAATTATACAACGTCAAGCGGCTATCCGCCAGTCGGAGATTTTCGTCTGGATGGCGTACCTGCACACGTCACATCCGTGATCATGGTCCTTAATCGGCTTCTCTTCACCGCGCGCGGCCGCCTTTTCATCCCAGGCATAGGTTTCCAGATCGCCGCGAATCCCGATACACCGCTCATGGATGCGAAATTTCTTGTTCCCCAACATGGCCGCTAACCTGCGGATGCCATCCGCTACTTCATTGTTGGCGTCCATGACGAAGACGCCACGGCTGAGTAATTCCACTTTGAAGCTGGCAGCCGATGGATCAACTATCACGCCCGGCCATTCGCGCTGATCTTTGGGAAAGCCGGGCCACCCGTTGCCGTCACCTTCGATGAGGTCTGTCGCATATTGGGCATTAGTCTTCTGGAACCCTGCTTTGCGACTGTCGAAATACGCTTCATTCTCCAAAAATAAGGTCTTCCCGTCATCGTAAAAATCCCCGGCGACTTGTGAATTTACAGTGCCGACATCTATGGAAACGAATCTCTCCATGTGGCCACCTCGGTGCAGTAGGCCCACGGGACGGGTTGTGTCGTTGTACCATACGTCAGGCGTCAACACGCCGGACAGTATCGAGCCCTCGGCCAGTACCCACAGTCCCTCAACGTACCGCGCGTGCCAGACCCCGACGTACGACCGCTTCAGGAACTCTTTGTACTCGTTGCTGAGGTTCGGGTTGTCGTTCAGCGACCAGGTTTGCCACCAAACGTCCTTGCCGAGCCCGTGACTGAAGCGATCACCGTCGAGAATCTCTTCTTTCAGCCAGTGGTACGGACTGTCGGGATTTGAGCTTCCATAAAGACGTGATCCAGCCGGCGACATGCGGCTGAGCAGCATCATGAAGAAGTTGCGCGGCATGAGCACCAACTCATCGCAGACCGCAATCCCCACGGTCATGCCGCGGATACGCTTCTCGGAGCCTTCGTCATGCGCCCCGATCACCAGCCACTTCGTACCGAACAACCACAACTCCCCGGTCATCCGGTTGTAGGTGTAGTTCGAATCCCCGACGATCTCGAATAGGTCGTTCAGGACGTTCTGGTAGATCGCCTGCTTAGAAACCCCAGTGAGAATCCGCTGGCCGGCGACTGAGTACTGGCACAGAGCCAAGATGCGTATGTTCAATGCCCAGGTCTTACTGGATCGAACCGAACCGACCAGAACATTGATCCTGGCATCCTCCGCCGGCGAGCGACAGATGAAGCGGTTGGCCTTCGGACCGAATGGTAGCAGCTTGACGGTTTGTCCGATGCCTGCTCTAGAATCAGGACTCTTCGGCACCGCCGCGTTCGCTGCTCTCATCTTCATTGTCATCGCCCTGATTGACCTTGGCGTGCATCAGAACCGCCAGTACCTCATTAAGTCGGTCCGCACCGCCAGTTTCAATCTGATCCTTTTGCCCGAGTCGCTGTTTACCAGCCCAGATCAGGGCGGTCATGTGTTTTTCTGTTACCGCCTTCTTGTATTGCGCCACCCTGATGGCAGCTTTGCCCCGTTCGTCGCCACGGTCGAACATGGCCTTGAACACCGGGTCTTTCCGTAGGCGAGTGTCGATACTTTTTTCGTCGATATCGAACTCGGCCGCGATCTCTGAAATCGGGCACCCGGCCATCCTCATTTCCACTAGACGGTTCAGATCGAGTTCCTTACGGCGCCGGCCACCCGCAACCATCTTCAGAACCGCTTTCCCGATCTGCCCAGGCGTGCGACCAGCAGCAAGAGCTTTAAGCTCCTTATTTGTCAAGGCGACAGCATTGGGTTTAGCGCGCGGCACGTTTTTACTGACTTTGGGGGAGAAAGGGGATCAACGGCAGATTTTGCCGTCTGTCACCTCGCGGTTCATTAGCCTATGGGTGTGACTCAGTGAAACGCCAAAGGCTTTGGGGCTTATATACATGACTCCCCGAGTCTCTGTATAGATTGGGAATTATATAGATGACTCCCTATAGATTCTGAGGGGCATAGCCCCGCAAGGCTCATCCCGAGCCTTTTGACGTTCAGCGCGGCATTGTGGTCACGGCCCAGTTCAAGTCCGCAATGTGGACAGGAATGAGTCCGTTGCCAGAGCGTCTTCTTAACCGTCTCTCCGCAACCGGAACACCGTTGTGACGTGCCGTGTGGATTCACCGCTATGACGTGCGTTCCGGCGCTCTCAGCCTTGTAACGCAGTTGGTATAGCAGAATTGCCCATGCGGCATCCATGATACTTTTGGCAAGTCGCCCCTGCGACATGTCCTGAATCTTCAGGTCTTCATGGGCGATCAAATCGTAGTTTTCCACCAGCCACTTAGAAACGTGGTGAATGTAGTTCAACCGGGCGCTTGCGGCCCGCTGATGCGCGCGACGCAGTGCTTCACGCGCCCGGAGGCGGTTATGTGATCCGCGTGTCTTGGTCGCTAGCGAGCGATTAGCGGCGGCGATCCGGTCTTCATGCTGCCGCGTCCAACGTGGATTCTGAATCTCGGTCCCGTCGCTCAAGGTTGCCAGCGTGGTCAACCCAACATCAATCCCAACTGCCGTCGAAACTGCGCACCTCTCAGGAGCCGGCCCGATGTCACACACCACGCTTGCGGTCCATCTCTTTCCGTCCCGCTTCACTGTGCAGCACTTCGCCCGGCCCTGGATAGGGCGGCCACCGCGCGCTCGAATATCTCCGACGTTCGGTATCTTGATCGAACGCTCGCGGACCACAGGTAAACCGAACCCGAAAGAATCGTAGCGGTCGCGTGAACGGTAGCGCGGGAAACCCGGCTTCTGGCCGGGGGTTTTGCAGCGCCGGTAGAATGCCTTGAACGCTCGGTCCACGCGCCGTAACGGGTCGCGCTGAATATCACACGCCATCCACTGAAACGCCGGGTCCTTACGGAGTTCCGTAAGCTCCTTCTGCTGATCGTAATATGAAATCGACTTGCGCTGGAGTTTCCAGGCTTCTCTGCGCTCTTGAATGCAGGCGTTCGCGGTCTCGCAGTTATCCTCAAGAATCCGCCCCAACCCCGCAGCCTGCGTAGCGTTTGGACGAAGACGAAACTGAAAGGTCCTTAGCATAGTTTACCGGGAGTTAAGTATATAAGTCCCAAAAGATTCGCCCTTTTAGTTTTGCGCTCTTCTTCGCACGGGCTTCCGGCGTGTTCATATGGGCTGTACCGCGCCGTTTGGCTATCATGCTCATCTTTTTCCTGGTTGCCGCCGTTCTTGGGTATCTGAGCTTTTCTCGCGCCTCGCCTACAGGAACCCCGCCCAGGCCTCCTTTCGTGCTGTTGTAGCCGTTGCGTGAATCTGTTGAATCAAGAAGGATGATCCATATTCGTTCGAGGTTGTCCAGTTCAGTCTCAGGAATATCCGCGGCAAGCAGAGCGACTTCAAAAGCCTCAACGCCATATTTCCGTATCGCCCTCGACAGAATGTGGCAACGTCGCCGCGTGACTGCATCGCAAACATGCTGTTTCCAGCGAAGGTCCACAGGTCCGACCGTCCGGCCAACGTATACCTTGTCATTGGTCGTATTGCGAATCAGGTAGACCGCTCCTGGCTTCATCTGCATATGCGACCCTCTGTGATGATGTCGAGGAACCACCACTTCTCAACTTTCCTCAGATCAATCTCATGGGGACACCTGAAGACGAAGTTACGAACCGACGTGTGAGTGATCCACCAAAAGCAGCCACCCTGTATCGGCACCCGGTTCTGTTCGCGGCGATCAGCTTTCAGTAAGCCGGCCGAAATCCATCGCATGATCTTGTGACTATCAACTCCGAAGGCTTCGGCAAGTTGGCGACTTGAATATCCGTCGAGCGTCTGCTTGATCCGCTCGCGGCGCATTTTCAGGTGAACCGCCGTCCTGCTGCGACAGAATCCCTGTATCTTGAGCGCGCGGACCACGTAGTCAGCAGAGTGCTGCCCATTGCTCCGTAAGATGCGCTCCTCTTCCGGCTTCCAAGGTGTGTTCTCAGAGGTTCGTGCCAAGCCGAGTTCCTGACCACGCCGCTTAACTTTCCAGCCCGGCCATTCGATA